TTTGCACGCCCGCCTGCTTCTCCAGCTGCCGCCACATCCGCTCGTCGAAGCGATCTGCCCCAAGGATCCATGCGGCAGCCCGCGCATAAACGCGGGTATCCAGCGCCTCGTTGCGTTCGCGCAGCTTCTGCCATTCCTGCCGGGCAAAGCCGCGCTTGTTGCGGATAGTGACGAGCTGTTCACCCACCAGCTGTTTGAGCCATTCGCTGTCAGCCCAGTCGGGGAGATGGATCGTGCCGGCAGGATCAGCCACGCCAAGTGCACGACCTTCATTGCTCGGGCGCTCGATGCGCAGATAGCGATAGGTCTCGGCCTTGAAGGTGGCTGTGGCCACCGTCCAGAGCCGTGCACCGCGCTTCAGTTTGCGACCATTCACTGTGGCATCGACAAAGGTCGGCCCCGATACCGGTGTGGCTCGGTTGAACCCTTCCAAGCCTTTCACGGGTGCTACTTGCGCAATGCCCTGTTTGCGCGCCCAGGCATAAACAGCGGCGGACTCGTAGCCGGTATCAATCGCCAGCTTTGCCAGCGTCATGATCGCACCGTTCTGGTGCGTCCAGGTCTGAGCCAGTAACGCTGTCAGCTTGTCCCAACAGGCAGGATCATCCGGCCCGCCTGGGATAACGATGTGATCGACGAGCCAACTTTCCAGACCGCGGCCCCAAGCCCAGACATCGACCTCGATGCGGTCTTTCTGCACATCAGCCCCGGCGGTGAGGAACAAGCCAGCCATGGGCACCTGCGCGGCAAACACCTCGCGCCGATCCGCAAGCCGCTGCCATTCCGGGGCCTCACCGCTCTCAACCCATGTCTCGCCCAAGAGCGTGTTGCGCGCAGCGCGCAGCATCTCGTCCGAGCCTTGGGCTGCCAGCCAGTCCCGCGCGATCTGCTCCCAGCTTTTCCAGCCGATCGGCGAATAGAGTGCGGAGAGGTGGAAGCCGATGGCATGCGGGTTGTCGGAAACCGCTGTGCTGCGCCATTCACCACGCTCGAGCATCTGCGTCTTGTGGTGTTCGGCGATAGACTTCTCACAGCCCTCGCAATCGTAGGCCGCTGTTTCCGGCTGCCCCTTGGCCCAGCGCAGGCGTTCGAACTGCAACCACTGCATTGCATCACAATGCGGGCAGGGCACGAAATACCGCCGCTGATCGCTGGCCTCGAATTCCCGCTCGATGCGGCTCAGCCCACGGATGGTGGGGGTCGACACCATGAACACCTTGCGCCGATGCGCGAAGGTCGTCGTCCGCGCCTCGGCCAGCGTGACGGGATCACCTTCCTCGTCGGCCGAGGCCGGATAGGCGTCCACCTCATCTAGAAACACATAACGTGCAGGCATTGAGCGCAGACCGGTGGCCGAGTTCGCCCCGGTGAGCACCAGGATGCCGCCAGGGAATTCTTTCGACAGCATCGAATTGCCTGCATCGCGGGATCGCGCGGGCTGGACCCGTTCTTTCAGCGCGGCGCTGTCCTCAATCAGCGGATCAATCCGGCCACGCGATGTGCGCTTGGCCATCTCCACCGTCGGCAGCACGGCCAGCATGGGCCCTGGCGCATGATGGATTACAAAGCCGATCCAGTTGTTGCCGGCCTCCGTGGCCCCAACCTGGGCGGCCTTCATGAACGTAATCCGCTGCGCCGGATGGTTTGGTGACAGCGCATCCATGATCGCGCGCAGATACGGCGTCCGCGTTGTGCGGTATTGTCCGGGTTCCGCCGAGGCCCGCGATGACAGTTTGCGATGCGCATCCGCCCATTGCGACACTGTCAGGTCCGGATCAGGCCGTATGCCGCGGCGCCAGACACGCAGGATGTCCTCGGCGCCATCAAAGCCGAGATCAAGGCCCTCGGTCAGCTCGCCATCGTTCAGGCCCTGATCAGCATTCCCATCACTTCCTTCATTCAAGCGAGACGCGGAGGTCTGCCAGGGCGTTGAGCTGCTCTCGGACATGGGTTTCCAGCACCCTTTGCAGGATCGCAGTCTCGATTGTCACGGGCACCCCCGATACCTTCTCCATTTCTGCGGATAATTGTGCAGCCATCAGAGCGGACACGCGCGTGGGCCAGGTGACCCAGACATCGCGCTCCTGGCGCGCCAGTCGAAACACCAGCGTTTCCGCCCGTGCGCGGTCCACCAGCACGCCTTTCTTGCGCTGGATCGATAGTTGCCGCTCCTGCGCCTGGTAGACCGTCAGCGCTGTGCGCGCCTTCAGATATGACGTGCTGTCGCCGGAACCGGAGACGCTGCCGCCCCCGATCACTCCACCATCACCCCCAGCGCCCAACCCACCCCGCGAGCGCATCTGCTGGTCCGGATCGGTCATCTCGCCACGGCGTGCATCCGAGGCCTGCGCATTGATCGACCCGTCTGCAAAGAGCACCAACCGGCCGTTCTTGCGAGCCTTCTGCACGGCCCCGCGCGACAGGCCCGTGCGCTCGGCATAGGCGCGTTCAGACAGTCCTTGCATGGCGATTAGTTTGTCCTCAAAGCATTGTAAATAAACATGAATAACGATCTAATTGAGTTGATTACACTCCGCGATAGAGCGAATCTGGTCGCACGCAAACACGCCTGACCGGAGACAAAACCATGACCCTTGCAGAACGCTACAACGCTGAAGCCCAACGCCTGATGCCACACATGGCAGACAGTCTGGCAGTCGATCCCACCATCACCAGCGCTGGAGAGATCGACGACATCGTCTTTCGCCGCAGCGAATACCTCGGCGGGATGGCAATCGCCATTCTCGCCATGATCGACCAGCAAAATTGAGAGGCAGTATCATGACTGCCACCACAACCATTCGCATCGATCATGCCGCACTGCCCGACCATTTCGACCGCAGCCGTCCTGACGCCATCGCCGCGGCCATCGAGACAGCGCTGCGTGATGACGGGATCACCGCCGAGGCTTCGGACGTGATCAGCCACATCAAGATCGAACTACCGACCACTCAGCTTGCTGCCGCCTGCGCGGTGCTGGCCGACCTGAAGCTGATTTGACGGAGGACAGACCATGAGCACCCGCGCACAAATCGCCATCCAGACCGGGCCCAACGTATGGGCGCACGTGTACTGCCATTTCGACGGCTACCCCTCCCACATGCTGCCAGCGCTGGCCCGGTGGACGCCCGAGGATATCCTTGCCGCCCGTGAAATCCGCCACATCAGTACCGACGCGCTCGATTGTTTCGATCCGCCCCGCGCGCCGGTGATCCATCCCGAACCGCGCTGCGACTTCTGCCACACTTATGTGTTCGCGCAAGGCCGCTGGGTTGAATGGAGTGCTAGACAATGACCGCCACAGCCATTCTGCCCAGCCGCAACGAGGATTACGGCTTCTTCCGCACCATGACCGTTTGCCCGCTACGCGACCGCCCCAGCGCCGAGGTCTGGATGCTGGCCTCAAGCATGATCGCCAAGGCCATCCGCGTGGACAGCGAGGACGAGATAATCGGCATTCGCGACTTTCTCGACAGCAACATGGGCCGCCACTTTGCGGACGATGTCGTCGGCAACATGATGGGCTGCGACATTGCGCTCGAGCCCGCCATAACGTCCACAATCCGCCGCTGGCAGGACTGGCGCATCAGCCGCCAGACTGAGCGTGAGGAGGGGATCCCCGCGGGGCTGCCCTACCTGACAGGCTGGGTGCAGCACTTCGCCGTCACCGCCGCCATGGCTGAGCCTGACTGAACGCAACACCGAATTCTCCCAATCCTGACAGGAGGCCAAGATGCCTAAACTCACTGATACCCAGACCATCATTTTGACACGCGCCGCAAACCGCCGTGGCAATCTGGCGTTGCCCTTGCCCGAGGGGTTGCACGGCGCTGCCGCCAAGATGTCCGTGTCCAACATGATCGCGCGGGGCTGGCTCGAAGAAGTCGATGCCGACATGCGCAAAGGCGAGCCGCTCTGGCGTGAAACCGGCGATGGCCACGGCACCACGCTGGTGGTCACCGACGCTGGGATGCTGGCGGTCGGGATTGAACCAGTGGTTGTCAAAACAATGGCGGCAGTGCGCAACCGCGCGACCGAAAATACGAGTTCCAAGGCTCCGTCACTGACGCCGACGCCGCGTCGCGGCACCAAGCAGGCAGAAGTCATTGCGCTTTTGGAGCGCCCTGAAGGGGCAAGCATCGCCGAGATTGTCGAATTGACAGGCTGGTTGCCACACACAACACGTGGCGTCATCTCTGGCGCTCTTAAAAAGAAGCTGAGCCTGCCGGTCGCTTCAGAAAAGATACAGGGCCGCGGCACGGTATATACGCTTCCCAGCCGGTGATCCGCGCCGTTATCGCAGGCGCGCAAACAAACGTCGCAGTGCATAGCTGCGGACTAGTGAGATCCCGACAAAGACTGCGCCAATCGCAAGGTTGTCACCAACGCTGACTTGCAGCCCGAACCATGGGAAAGCGACGATCTGGGTGATCACCGCCAGCGCGTATCCCACCACGACATTCGTGCCTGCCTCGATCAAAGACAGCCGCCGTGACTGGCTCATGCGGCTAACCGCTTTGCCTTCAGGGTGCTGAACGGTTCGCCGGTTTCCACCAAGACAGCATCACCCCCTGTGAATTGTTGCCAGCGCTCGATGGCCACATCAACATAGGCTGGGTTCAACTCGACCCCGAAGCACACGCGGCCCGTAGTCTCCGCCGCGATCAGCGTGGTGCCCGATCCCATGAAGGGCTCGTAGACTGCTTGACCAGGGCTGGAGTTGTTCAGGATTGGCCGGCGCATGCATTCCACCGGTTTTTGTGTGCCGTGCACGGTGTCTGCATCCTGATCTTTGTTTGCGATCTGCCAGAGCGTCGTCTGCTTGCGATCGCCAGCCCAGTGGCCTTTGCCTTTGGCGCGCACAGCATACCAGCAGGGCTCGTGCTGCCAGTGATAATCCCCACGGCTGAGCACCAGCCGGTCCTTGGCCCAGATAATCTGGGAGCGGATGTTGAAGCCTGTCACCGTGAGGCTTTCGGCCACGGTCGCAGCATGCAGCGCACCATGCCAGACATAAGCAACGTCACCTGGGAACAGCGACCAAGCCTCGCGCCAGTCAGCGCGGTCGTCGTTCAGCACTTTGCCGGTGCGCTTGGTTGCAGCGGCCCCAGCCTTATTACGCCACCCGGGATCGTATTCCACACCGTAGGGCGGATCAGTGACCATCAGCTGCGGCTTCACATCGCCCAGAAGCCGTCCGACCACCTCGGCAGAGGTGCTGTCGCCGCAGATCAAACGATGCGCACCAAGCTGCCACACATCGCCCGAAACCGACACCGGCGTCAGCGGCAGTTCTGGTATATCATCCTCACCCTCGACGGGGCCATCTGCGCCCAGCGCATCGGGGTCCTGCAACAACCCATCCAGCTCATCATCGCTGATCCCCAGCAGTGACAGGTCGAAATCCTCGGCCAGCAGAGCTGCGATCTCGTCGCGCAGCATCGCCTCGTCCCATTCACCCATCTCGGTCAATTTATTATCGGCGATGCGGTACGCGCGGCGTTCAGCCTCATCCAGATGGCCCAGCCGGATTACTGGCACCTCGGTTAGGCCCAGCATCGTCGCGGCCAGCACCCGGCCGTGGCCCGCGATCAACTCGCCATCATCAGCCACCATGCAGGGCACGGTCCAGCCGAACTTGGCCATGCTGGCGGCAATCTTGGCCACCTGGTCGTCACCGTGCATCTTGGCATTACGCATGTAGGGGCGCAGCCGGGCAATCGGCCAGCTTTCAATCTGGCTCGGTGCAAAGACGAGGTCCATGGACAGTTCTCATTTAGGGCAGGGGCGACATACCAATGCTCACGCCGGTATGACCGGCGACCAGAACAGGATCCGCGATGTCAGGAAAATAAAAAGCGCCCGCAAGGGTTATCCTTCGGGCGCAAATCTTCTATTATCAAGGGGTACGTCAAGGGGGCTAGAAATGTCAAACTCTTTTTGCGTGTTGAATCAACGTGTTCTGCTGCATCCAAAAAGCACCACTGCCGGGGTGGCTTTCCAAGTTGGCTAAACTGGCTGGATTCTGGCTAAGGTGGATTCTTGACTAAAATAGTAAAATCCACCTTTTGG